ACAAACAAAGATAGTGGTACAGCTAGAACTTTATTAGCTAATGGTGGTATAATGTCAATGAGTGTAAGTGGTTCAGGGGTATTTACTGATTCTGCTTCAGAAGCTACACTTCAAGGAGATATGAACCAAGCGGCATTGACTAACTATCAATTCTTAATCCCAGATTTTGGAACTTACACAGGAAAGTTTCAATTAACATCATTAGAATATGCAGGTGAGTATAATGGTGAAGTAACCTATTCTTTCGCATTTGAAAGTTCTGGTGCTATTACTTTTGCAACTGTATAATTTAGGAGCATAGAACATGTCATGGATTAAAAGTGAAATCGTTGTTTCAGGTGAAACTGTAGAAGGACAAATGAATAAGTCCAACGATACTGTTATAATTACAATACCTTATATTGAAGGAATTGAAGTTGGTTCAACAGTTACATCTAATAGTAAAGATTTCATTGTTAAGACTATTACCAATGATGGTGATAGAGGTGAAACTTTAACATTAGGAGTAGAAGATGGCGAACAAATTTCGAGGAGAACTAAAGGTAAATCTAAATAATACTGAGTACAACACTAGACTAACACTAGATGGTATTATGAGGATTGAGGCAGGCACAGGAAGACCTATTCTAAAGTTAGCAACAGAGCTTATGAATAGTAATCTTTCTATAACAGATTGTGTAACAGTATTATCAATAGCTATTAGAGCAGGTGGTAATAACATGACACAAAAAGAAATAGGTGAGTTAGTATTTGAATCAGGTTTAACAGAAGGCATAAAAGTCACAGGAGAAATTCTTGCTAATGCTATTACAGGTGGCAACAAAGATGAAGAAGAAGATTCTGAAAAAAACGTAGAAGCGGTGTCAAATCAGACCGATTAGACTGGCAACGATATATACAAATCGGAATTGGAATGCTTCATATACCACCAAAGGAGTTTTGGGATATGAGTTTAATAGAATTAAATTTAGCCATAGAAGGTTTCCAAGAATTTAATGGTGGCAAAGAAGCTCCTATGCAAAAAGACGACCTTAAAGAAATGATGGAGGTATATCCAGACTAATGGCAACTGTAGATAAACTCATAGTACGCATAGAAGCTGACATGAAAGACCTCAAAAGAGGTTTAAAACAAGCATCAAATGCCAGTAAACAATCAACAACCTTAATGAATAGACATTTCATGAAGGTTAAAACACAAATGCAAGGTGTGGGTAAAGCTATTTTTAGTCTTAAAGGAGCTTTAATAGGTCTAGGAGTAGGAGCAGGAATAAGGTCTTTAGTTAAAGTAGGTAATGATATAGAAAGTTTGCAAATTAGATTTGAAACTTTATTTAAATCAGCAGAAGAAGGTGGAAAAGCCTTTGAAACAATGTCTAAATTTGCATCTAAAGTACCATTTAGCTTAAAAGAAATTCAAGCAGGTTCAGGAAGTTTATTATCTGTAGCAGATGATGCAGTAGAATTAGGTGAATTATTAGAAATGACTGGTACTATTGCCGCCGCAACAGGACTAGATTTTGAAACAACATCTCAACAAATTCAAAGGTCATTGAGTGCAGGAATAGGAGCGGCAGACCTCTTTAGAGATAAAGGTGTTACTGCTATGTTAGGCTTTGCGGCAGGAACAAAAGTATCTTTAGCTGATACAAAATTAGCTTTAGAGCAATTTGCCGCAGATAATGAAGGAATTACAGATAAATTAGCTAACACTTTTTCTGGTAATTTAAGTATGATTGGGGATAAAGTCTTTAATTTCCAAAGAGCAATTAATGATGCAGGATTTTTTGCCGCATTAAAAGGACATTTTAAAGATTTAGATACAACTTTAGCTAATAATACAGAAAAATTACAAGGATACGCAGAAGCTATAAGTGATGGTTTAGTATTTGCAATGGATGCTTTAGCAGACGCAATAAATTTTGTTTATGAAGAATGGGATGCTTTACTAAGAATAGCTACAGCTTTTGTTGCTTTAAAATTAGGTTTATTAGTAATTACATTAGGCGCAGGATTTTTTACTTTGGCTAAAGGTATTACTACTGCAAAAGGTGCAATGCTTGCTTTCAATATGATAGCAAAAAAATCACCTCTTGGACTTATAGCTCTTGGAGCATTAGTAGTAGCAGAAAAAATGGAGTTACTTGAAGTAGCTATGAAAAAAGTAAGAGAGCTTTATGATGATTTATTTGAAGATGATAAATTTGAAAAAATTGATGATATAGTTGTTAAAAGTACGAAAGTAGAAGAAAAAAAGAAACCAAAAATATTAGGTGCAGACCTTGTTAATGAGAATCTTCCAAATTTAGTAAGTCAACAAGAGAGCATAGATTTAATGCAAGCTATGGCAGATGCTTACAGAGATTTAGAAGATGCACAAGTACAGGTAAATATTCAATCTGAACAAGAACAAGAAAATTATGATGAAAGACAAAAAGTATTACAAGAATTAGGGTTGGTAACTAAAGATTATGCAGAAGAAATACATTTTTTAAGAGAGGCTTTAGCTTTAGGTGAGATAACTAATGATGAGTATGCTTTATCTATGGGTAGATTAAAAGTAGCTATGATAGAATCAACTGAAGAGGGCAAGATTGCTCTTGAAGGAATAGAAAGAGTAACAGATTTCTTAGCTGATAGCACAGCAGATGCTTTAGCAGGAATGACAGAAGGTTGGAAAGGCTTTAGAGATGGTCTTAAAAGCATAATTAGAGATATTATTTCTGACTTACTTAAACTACAAGCAAAACAAGCTATAATGAAAACTTTTGGTGGTGGTGGTAGTAGTGGTGGAGGAGGATTTGATTTAGGAAAGATAATATCTATTGGTAGCTCATTCTTTGGAGGAGGTGGTGGAGGATTTAATCCTAATAGCTCTGGTGGTCAAGGTAATATATTTGGATTTGCTAACGGAGGAAGTGTCAATCCTAATACTCCGTCATTAGTAGGAGAAAAAGGACCAGAATTATTTGTTCCACACACATCAGGAGGTATATTTACAAACAGAAGTCTTAAAAATTCAGGTGGTGGTGGAGCAACAGTTAATCAAACTATAAATATAGAAACAGGAGTATCACAAACAGTAAGAGCAGAGATGGTTGCTTTATTACCACAATTTAAACAAGAATCTGTAAATGCTGTTATGGATGCTAAAAAGAGGGGTGGTCAAATGGCTGATACGTTCTCATGACAACATATCCAGTAACTATTCCTGCAACTGTTGCACCTAGTGGCACATCTTGGAGAATAAAAAGAATTATAGGCACATCAACAAGTGTATTTACTGGAGAGCAACAAGTGTACCAGTATACAGGAGAATGGTGGGAGTGCGAGGTTACTATGCCTCCCATGCGTACTGCTAATGCTAGAGCTTTTGTAGCTTTTTTAGTAAGCCTTAGAGGGCAGTATGGCAGTATGTTCTTGGGAGATTGGGATGCTAGAGTTGCTTTAGGTACAGCAGGAACAAGTGCAGGAACACCATTAGTCAATGGAGCAGACCAAACAGGTAATACTTTAGTGTGTGATGGTGCGCCAAATAGTAAAACAGGATATTTAAAAGCAGGTGATTATATACAATTAGGAACAGGTACAGCATCAAGATTGCATATGGTAACAGCAGATTCTAATTCAGATGGTTCAGGAAACTTTACTTTATCTATTGAACCTGCATTAAGAGAAAGTCCTACAAATAATTTAGCAATAACTGTAGCAGATACAAAAGGTGTTTTTAGATTATCAGCTAGTGAAACTAATTGGGATACAAATGCAGTATCTACTTACGGAATTACTTTTGCTGTTAGGGAAGTTTTATAATGGCTAATAGAACAACAACTGCCGCATTTAGAGCTTATGCTAGAGCCGATACTTTGCGTTCAGCAGTATTAGTAGAAGCAGAATTTGATAGTGGAGATGTTAACCTATGGACTGGTTATGGAGATATATCAGTAGGTGGAGTTACATATACAGGTGCAGGAACATTAATGAATATTGACCAAAGTGCTGAAAGTTTAGAGATGAGAGCAAATGGTTTCTCTGTTACTTTATCAGGCATGAGTTCT